GCTGCCGTACCAGTTCCAGTGCCTGCTCCTGTAGCGGTAAAAGTTATCCCTACGGTATTGGCAGAAGCGCCAATTGATGTAAAACTAGTTGTACCAACCGTATTAATTATGTAACTAGAACCAACAGTGAAACTTCCAGCCGTATACAAACTACCTACAACGGTAATTGTCGGAAAGTTATTTTCCGTGTAAGTCTGTATCGCCGACGAAAGCTCAGAGTAGTTCATGCCATCGGGCCTCGTGCCATCACGCCCTTGGTAGCACAGCCATTGCCACGGGTTTTGATTCCATCAGTCTTGACAGCCTCATCCCCAGCAGATTTACTAAACTGACCGAGACTGACGTCCATAGTGTCTAGTTTGCTACGGTTAGGGTCTTTACCGGGATTGGCTTCTACCGTCACAGACTTGCCAGACATAGTGTGCGGCTTGGCGTATGCCGAAGCAGGTTTGTTGTTGATCGCCATGATTTACCCCGTTTTCTGGTTAGCTGCGCGAGACATATTGCGGCCCATGCTCATGCGGTCTTCACTGGTAGGGCCACCTTTTTTGAGCTTCAAGGTTGTACCCTTACCGCCCTTGTGTTCTTGAGCATCGTGCTGCTTGAACGCTTTTTTAATCATGGCCTTGTCTTGCGCCATATCACTTTTCATGTTTTCTTTAGCCATCATGGACTCCTATGAAACCGTTACTGTTACTGTACCAACACTTGTGGTTCCAACCAAATAATTGGGTGTTAGAACCGCATCAAAACTACTAGCCCCGCCAACTGGGTTCCAGCCCCACTGAATATCACGACTACCTTGCCCCGGATACCCTAGGGTATCTAAACCAGAAGCCACATAACTACGATCTGGTCTAGGGTTGCGCAGGGCTTGCGGGTCGTCAACGGGGTACATACCCAGTTGCAACTGAGGGTGATCTGGATCCCAGCAGGGTGGACACACTAAGAGATTGTAGTTCTTTGTCTTGATAATTTCCGTGCGTAATACTTTTAACTTGAACCGCTGACCACAACGGTCACATTCAGAAATTGCATTCTTACCAGAAGCAAACCTGTTGCCCATTACTACCGCCCAATATATGTTTGACGCGGGACAAACCGCACAGACGCTTTTTCTCGATCTTCGTCCGCTGCCAACTGCCAAGCTTCATCGTACTGCGCTTTAAGCATAGGTATGCGCTCTGCACCAGTAGGAATTTTTCCCGCTATATAGTAAGCAAGCCCTGCTGCCATACAAGGAATAAACCGGAAAGGTACATCCATGATATTGACACCACCGCCAGCATCTTGGGTACGGCGCATGCGCCAGTAGGCTAATGTGTACGTCTGCGCATTATCGGGCGTAGGCCAGACTGTCACGGCTGGAAGCTGTTGCCAGTAAACAGTAGCCCCAGAAGTATGTGAAGCAGCGGTAGTGTTGTTCTGCCCACGGAAACAGCTATATAGGGTATTTCCTACTATGTACCCGTAGTTGATTGTTTCTGAGTCAATTTTTATGAACCCAGAAGCAGGCAGGCCCACAGTAGAACTAAGGGTGATCTGCGTATCCGTACTAGTGATAGTGCTACTTAGGGTTAACCCTACCACTGAAGTCTGTCCGTTGTAACGCTGAATCCACAACTGGATTGGTCGAGCTTGAGTTAGCTTGTTGGGGATCGTAGCGTAGGTAGAAACACTAATACGTGTGATAGTTAGGTCCGCTTGATTAGTCGTACTGTTTGCGTTAGTACGTATTAGGTGCTCAAGCAAGTCAATCGTATCGTCAGGTAGGGCATACGTGTTTTGCCCTTGTACTAGCTCAATAGTCCCCTGCTCAATAGTCCACAGGTTAATCCCCCGGTTTGCCCAGTCGGCAAACATGATGTTAAGGCTACGACGGGCCGTACGTAAGTCATAGCCCGTGCGCAACTCGGAACCAGCGCGTTCAAATGCTTCCTCAACTAACTCAGTTAGGTCAAGGTTGAAGGCCGTAGAACCGGAAGTATTTGCCATTATCTAAAACCTGCTGTTTTTGCAGAGTCAATAAATGCTTGGGCAGTCGGGGCACCTTTTTGACCGGGCTTACGCATTTTCTCACCTCTTGCTCGCTTAGCGTTGATGTTAGCGTATAAACCAACTTTTCCGCCCTTAGCATACTGCGTAAAGTCAGTGTCATCCCTGCGTGCTTTTTTCTTAGCACCGGGCATTTTGGAAGGATTGATATTACCCATGCCGCGTGAAGCTCTCACCGCATCATTCCTTTAGTTTTCCCACGTTGGGCACAGCCATCAGCGCGTGAGGAAGCAGTGCCGCCATTAGCTTTTTTTACCGGCTCGTCTACAGGAACAGAGTCAGGATAAATTGGCGGCTTAGGTGCGGGCTTAGGCTTAGCCTTCTTAGCCACTGGCTCGTCTACTGGGGTAGCGTCAGGGTATTTAACGTCAGCCATAATTAATCCTTAGCAGGACATACCGCCCTTGTTCATCTTCACAAACGTACCTTTAGTTTTGCCTTTGGAAGCAACGCCATCAGCGCGAGAAGAAGCTGAACCGCCAGAAGCCATTTTCTTAGCTTTACCGCCTTTTTTCATGCCACCCATACCACCACCGCCGCCCATAGGGGGAGCCATAGGAGCAGCCGCTGGGGCCATAGCAGAGCGTTTTTTAGCCATCATCATAGCCATCATTTTGGGATCCATTTTTGTAGCCATCTCACCACCTCTTTTAAAAGTTTTGCCTTTATCGGCCTTACTGAAATCTTGCCCCACGGACTGTGGAACGCCTACCTTCTTGGCAAACGCTGGGTTATTAGCCACCGCTTCCATGAAATTGTGTTGTTTTTTGCTAGCTGAGGGCACTTCGTTGTTCCCTCATAAACGCATCCAGCTTTTCGTCTAGCCGGTCAAGCCTAGCAAGTACCCGGTTAATGTCAGCATGCATATCGTGCTTGGTTACAAATTTATCAGCATTTTCTTCACGAGTTTTACTCAAAAGAATACCTAAACGTTTAACCTCGTCATGCGAAACCTTTACCCATAGCAACAGCGCTGCTGATAGGAAAGATAAAAGGACGTTCCAGATTGGCAGTTCCATATCAGCAGTTCCATGCCCGTAGACTCTTATTGATACGGGAATTCGGGTCTTTCGCCGTTTTCTCGCTGGTAAGTTTCTTCTTCATCCCAGTCATCCTTGCGCAAAAGGAGTCGCGCCTGCTGCCGCCTTCCGGTTGGGGAGGTTTCAAATTCATACCTTGCTTTTTGGCGGAGGCTCGACCCTTGGCGTTCAAGCCACCCTTCTCGGATTTGCCTTCTTTTCTCTGCCATGCTGGTGACTTAGCCATTTGCTACTTTCAGATGCAAACGCGCATGTTCCTTAAGGAGCGGCTGTAAAGCATCTTGTTCAAAGTTACGGGTAAATTCTTGACTACCAATATGAGGTAGGCTGATAGCTGGGTCTAAGTAAATCTTAAATCCTTCTTCCCTAGCTCTACGGCAGAACGCATAGTCCTCGCCAATGTACTGACCATCAATCAACAGGAAGTCAAAGATAGCGTACTCAGTCTCGCCATCGCCATCCCCTTGGTATTCCCACTCAGGATGTTTTTCCATCATGTGTTCAATCACATGGCGGCGAATAAGCATAAAGCCTGTAGCTACGCTCTCAACGCGCATCAGGCCGTTCTCGTCAAACTCCAACTGCTTGTGTTTATCCAAATAGAAGTCAAGGAAGAATTTAGCATCCGTGGCACGGCGAGGGTATGTTCCAGCGACTACATCCCGGTCAGAGGAGAGTGCCAACAAACGAGTAACAGCTTCTACGTTAATAACCACATCTGCGTCTACAAACAGTAGGTCGGTGCAGTCAGACTCTATAAAGTTACGTACTAGTTTGTTACGCGCTTTAGAAATAATAGAGCAGCCAGACAGGTGCGCCAGATGAATCTGTACACCCATCTTATCCAACTTGGGAACGAGTTGTGCTATGGCAAACGCAGTCTTGATGTTGACCTTGCCGTCATAACACGGGATAGCAAGCATGAGCTTGCGTCCCACCAAGTTGAAACTCTTATCAGCCATAGAAAATGTTCACTGCCAATAGATTAGACATCTGCGCGTAGATACCGTTTACAGCTATCACACCATCATCAGGGATAAATGGAGAATTGTTAAAGCTATCACTTGCGCTTACATCGTAGCTCATCAGCCAACGATCCGAATACACCATTGCTGCACCCGCCGTAATAGACCCGGTGTTGATATCAGTAATCGTAAATGTGCTGGAGGTTAATACCGTAACTGGGTAATTACCATTGGTAGCTGTACCGCCTGTACCCGCTGCAAAGTCGATACCAATCACTTGCCCAGTTACTAAGCCATGTGATGTTTGTGTAACAGTAACCGTAGTCCCAGAACGACCATAAGTTCCAGTTGTTACCGGAGCCGTGGTGGTATCAAATAGAGCTACATAGCCCGCAGTAGCAGTCCCAACAAAAGAAATGCCTTTTACACGGTTACGCCCAAGTACCAGAAAGCCACTTGCATTTAGATGCGCCTGTTTTACAGGTGTCTGATTCATAACTAATCTCCTATAAGACAGGGGCCGAAGCCCCTGAGATTAATTAAGCAGATGCGGGAGATTGCGTACCGTTAGAGTCAGCAACGGTATAGACAATTGTGTATTGCACAGTTCCAGCGGTTACATCTGCAACGGTAGGAGTTAATACTGCTTGAACAGTAACGTCCGTTGCGCCAATGCCAGCACCGTTAGGAGATGCAGTAGTAGCTGCTCCAGCCCAGTTAGCTAGTTTGGAAGCGGCATTGGTATTAGCCAAGCGACCTTGGGAGGTAATGTCCGAAGAGGCCCAGTACAAATTGGTTGTAGCAGAAGTACCAATAACTACGTTAGCTGCGGTAGAACCCGTAAAAGCCACCAAAGTATCAATATGAATACTTGTAATTTGAGCGCCAGCAGGTAGTGTAAACAGGGTTGTGGTAACAGCGGCTGCGGCTACAGCGCCGGTATAAACTACTTTTTTAGTCTGCGTAACACTAGTGCTACCAGTGTTTTGGATTGTGCCAGCAGTAGTGCCAGTGGTGTTTTTGACCGTGCCAAGCAGCCAAGGGCCAAGGTGAGTTGCGAATCCCATGATAGATGTCCTTACATACAAGTGAAGTGCATCAATCGGTATGTCGTCTGCCGGGACAGTTTGATGCACCGGAAAGCCCGGTTAGCTGCAATATATCACGGTTTTGTGGGTTGTGCAATAAATAAAAAGGGCTCCCGAAGGAGCCCTAGTGGCAGGCCAGTCACCTCTACCTTACTGAATCCGATTAGGACGAACCGGGCGATCCGTAGATGCCTAGTGGGTCAGACCAGCCGAAGCTATAACGCTCACGGGCCTTGTAACGCACGTTACCGGTATCGAAGTCACCGTCCATGCTGTTAGCCAGAGGCGAACGCACGAAATGCTTCATACCGTTAGGTACGTCAGTGGTCAGATACCAACCATTGGTGTCGGTCAAGAAGTGGTTAACGGTGTAACCTTCAGGGATCGAACCGTTGTTCTTCAGGGCGTTGATATCGTTGTCGGTAGTACCAACACGCAGGCTGGTTTCCAACAGACGGGTAGCAACGAACATCAGAGCAGGCGGAATAATCAACTTCTTGGGCTTGGCTGCAATCAGCAAGCCACGCTCGTCTGTCCAAGCAGCGATAGCGATAACGGCGGCTTCCAAGGAAGTCTCGTTAAGGTCAGCGCCAGTCGTAGGACGGTTTGCGTTAGTACCACCAGAGATCAGGGGATGGGCAGTGCTGAACAAAGCCACGCCGTCACCACCGAGGTAGGACGAAGAGAAGCCATTGTTGATAACAGCAGCAGCTTTAACCTGCTTGGTGTACGCCATAGCACGAGCCAAACCTTTGGTGTAACGAGCAGACAGGCTGTCGTACAAGTTATCTTCAATCGCCTCTTCGGTGATCGAGAAACCCAAAGCAATGGTTTCGTGGTTGTATCGAGTAGTCCATGCTTCCTGAGCATTGTCATAAGCGATGGCAGAGCCCTCGTTCTTAACAGGTGCAGCAGAGAAACCAGACAGTTTCGTCTCTTCTTCAAAAGAACGCTCGGAGGTTTCGGTTTCATAAATTTCTTTATGTTCTTCACCGTAACGGGCGTACTCAAGTCCGAACAAAGCGTTCAGTCCGGGAAGCAGTTCTTTAAGTAGTTGTGCGCGTGAAATAGCCATGATTTACTCCTTAAACACCAGTGGTGTTGTTATATTGGTGAGTGTTGATCTTCACCAATAGTTCGGTGTAGGTATCGGCTGCGGTAGCAGTCTCAGGCACTACGTCGATAACACGGATTGGGATAGTTGCGGTAGTACCAGCACCAGTCAAGGTTACGGCATACGCGGAATCACCATTGGTGGTGCTGCCAGCATTTAATACCAAAGCCAAGTTGGAACCCACTACAGTGCGACCTGCGGAACTCATGGTAGTGCCAGACGAAACCACGGCGACCTTGAACAGGGCCATAGGATCATCCACAACGTATGCATAAGCAGGGTTAGTAGACGTAGAGATAGCAGCAGGAATGTATTGACCCTGAACGGTTTGACCGCTAGAGTTTACATACTGACCGCCAACACAAACGCCAACGATTGCACCAGAGTTAGTGGTGGTGGAAAGAACCAGATAACCGGTGCTGTCAATTTGTACAGTGTCGCCATTAAAAATAGCGGTTGCAAAACTAGCAGCTACGGGAATCTGACGAATAGCACCAGCATAAGGTAAACCGTCAATTCGATTGACAGGTTTTAGACCGTATGGGGCGCTAACTGTAGGATAAGCCATAGTTAAACTCCAAAAAATTAAGTACCAGAACCAAATGTAACTTGAGATTTGCGATCTGCGAACAGAGGCATCTTTGGGTTACTTTCACGAAGAAAATTATTGTCTACTGATTCCATTTGAGCCTGATTCTGCTTAGCATAATATGCTTCGCGTTGTTTCATAAACTCCGAAGGAATTCGGCATAACAACAGTCCACCGATTTCGATGTTGCCTTTAAAGCGTCCATCGGTAATAGCGTGCACCATAAGCTCAGGGTAATCTTCCGCTCTCACGGGTTCATAACCTTCGCGTAACTTGCCAGAGATGTTAGAAGGATCAGATTGACCCATCATGCTGATACGGACGTACCTATGTGTCCAACCGGGACGATCATTAGGTTGTGGAAGTGTTTCTGGGGGACGCCAAGAATCTGGACGAGCCCACTCAGTACGTACATCCAACTCACGATCCAAACGATTTTGTTTAGTTTCAGCCATTTTTTAACCTCTTTTAAGTAAAGCAACCTGACGGGCGTATTCTTCTAATGGAACCCCAAGACGGCGCGCTTGCGCTGCTTCTGATGCCTTTAGCCTAATACGAGTAGGCGATGTGCTACGTGCGGCGGGTGCCACAACGGTAGCTCTAGTTGCACGGCGGGGCGTTTCTTCCTCCTCCGGTTCTTCGCTCTGAACAGTTTCAAAGTGTTCAGGAAATCTCTTGCGCATCGTTTTGTCGATGGTGCGGAAATACTCTTCAGTACCCACATAATCAGGACCATACTCTTTTTGTAACTTCCTGTCAATACCCATAGCGGTCATGGTCATTTCATCGTCTTGACCCCACCAATCAGTATTAGCGTCAATCCATTTCTGGGTACGAGGAGTTACCGGTTGTTGCGGTGCAGCATTTTGAGTAGTTTGTGGCTGCTGGCGCTCTTGTACTTCAATAGGGCGTAAATCTTTAGCCTTATCTATACGCAGAGTTGCCTCAGCTATTTGCATTTGAGCATCTGTTAGGGCATCTACATCCCCAGCTTCGTAGGCTTCTTTATACCGCTTCTTGGCATTAGATAGTTCCACCTCTGCCACAGACTGGGATTGCTGAATAAATGCCTTACTACCAGTAGATAACTGCTGCTGGAGTCGTTTATTTTCTTCAATAATCTGTCGCGCATAAGTTTCAGTTGCCTCGCGTTCTCGCAGAGCCTGCTCTTTGGCACGGCGTTCATCGTGGTATCCACGGGTAAATTTTTTAATCCGGGACTGAACTTTCTCGTCGTAAGACGCTAGCTCATCTTCCGTAGGGTCGTCAGGGGGTGGCGCAGGTTTGCGGCCTCGGTCTTCAGGAGGAGTATCGTCCTCAATTTCTACCTCAAACTTTGGCTCCGCTGATGGTTTAGACGTATCTATCTCATCAGGAAACTGAAATTCTTCACCTTTAAATTCAGCCATAAATTACTCCTTATGCAGCGCGGGAAATACCGCGCGGATCTTCTACAGTTGCCTCTACTGAGGTATCGGGGATAAGTCGGAATTCACGCCCATGAATTTTCAAGCGAGTGCCTGAATTAGGGCGAACAATGACAAAATCACCAATATTGCACGACGGCCCACTAGGGAACCGGGTTTTGTCTTGAAACGCGTCAGGCCCCATCTTCACTACGAATAATACTGGGGTCAGTACTTCTTCATAATGCATCATGGTCGAAGTCTTAATAAAGGAACTACCCTCGATCTCTTCTTCAGCTTCTGGAACCATGCACAGTAGCTGGTAGGTTTTAGGTTCAGGCAACTGTTTGGCTTTTTCTTCCGCACTTGTATTAAGAATGCCGGATAAATCCACCGCAGCAGTGTCAAATTCACTCATCACTTTTCTCCAATCGTTGCACAAGGTCTCTGACTATGGATTCTGCGTGGGTTAGACCCCGGATAACCCCGCAGGTATGCCGGTAATCGGCATAGTCCGTTGCTCTGCCACTGGCGATAAACGCAGCCTGCTCAGAGCGCAATTTAGTAATTTCGCTGACTAAATAAGTTAATAGCCGGTCGTTGTCCATGCTTACCCCTTCTTAGGCGGTTTTTGTTGAAACTGTTGCTGCCGTTGTGCAGACTGCTGCGCCTGCTGCATTGCCAGCGTCGCCTTGTGCTTGGCTACTTCTATGCCCATACGCACGCCTTCTGCCTGCTGGCTTTTGCTCAACTTGTCCCGTGCAGCGGCGGCTGTAGCTCCTACCTGCATAGCCGCAATCTCTTTCTGGGCCGCGATACGCGCCTCTTCGATGCGAATCTGGTCTGCTTTAGCTGCGGCATCTGCTGCTTGTTTCTGGGCCTTAAGCTGCAAGTCTTGCTGGCGTAGCTGGAGTTCTTGCTGCTGCATCTGAATAACAGGGTCTTGCATCTTCTGCTGCGCCTGTTGCTGCTGAGCCTGCTGTTGCGCTTGCTGAGTAATTTGCTGTGAGGCTTGTGCTGCCAGCATTGCAATCTTGTCTGCCAACTCCGGGGCAACCTGTTTGTTCTGCTCTTCGGTGGGCAAAGGCATGCCCATCGCCTGCTCAACTTGCTTGCGGTACTCAAACGCAATGTGCTCGTTAATGTGCGCCATCGCCGCTGCCATGATGGCCTGTGACTGCGGGTTCATCTGCATCATCTGCTGAATCTGCGGGTTCTGAATAGCAGCCATGTGCGCTTGGATGTGCGCTTGGTGGTTCTGCTCAATAAACGCCTTGACCGGCTTACTGGTCAGTATGTTCTGGTTCTCCTGCACTGGGTCGGTAGGCACTGCGTCCTCATCCACCGGCACAAGCTTCTCAGCATTCTTGATCCCCAACACCTCAATCATCTGGCGGTGTAATAGTGGCAAGTTGTACAACTGAGGCGCGGACTGGGCTAACTGAAGTACCGCTTGGTACTGCACGATCTTCTGCGCCATCGTTGCCGCGTTAGGGTCACTGACCGGAATTACATCTACTGAGTCGTAGTCTGTTTTCTTGGCCCGACGCGAGGCATCTTCCGGGTCGTACGCATACTCGTCTGGGGTGTAGTCTGCAATGATTACCTTGAGGAGCTTGAACTCCTGCTTCATGGAGTAGTGGATGCGAGCCTGAACTGCCGTCATCACTTTAAGCGTACGCTCTAGCAGAGCTAGAGTAGTACCCACTGGGGCGTTCGTGCTCATGTCGGACACGTTCATATCACCGCTTGACGCAAATGCACGGCCTTCCTGAACAATGTTCTGGAACAGAGCAAACAGAACCTGACTTGGCTCCTTGTACGGCAGCGGCAAGATGTTGTCTCGGATAGACCCGCTAGGCACATCAACGTCCCTGAACTCACCGGGCTGGATGGGAGTGTCATCTCCTTTAATACGCAGGCCACGGGACTTCAGACCACCGGGCAAGTTAGAGAGCGTACCAGCATCCACAAGCTGGCGAATAATCATCGTGGCGCTCTTAGCGTAGCCACCGATCAAGTGAATCAGGCCATACCCATAAAAGCCAAAGCCGGGGATGTATTGGTAGTGTACAAAGTGCTGACGCTTGGTGTGTAACTTGTCGTCCTCATACCAATTACGACGAACCGCCAAAATCTTACGCGTACCTTTCTCCACAGTCACCACGTACGGCAGCGCAATACCAGTCTTCTTACCCTTCTTGTTCTCGTGCTCATAGCCGGGTAGGTCTAAGTCAACGTGCATCTCAAGGATACGAAACCGATCATCCTGTAGCGCAGTCATGCCCGTTTCTTCGGCCTTTTGCTTCTCTACGTCATCCAACTCGCTACTAGGCTCACCGAGGTCCACGTCACTATAGAACCCAGCTTCTTGCAATTTCAACACCTCGTTCTCGGTCTTACGCATAACGTGCGTGACCCGCTCGGAAGTCTCTAGGCTACTGGCCCCGTATGGGACTACGATGTCCTCTGCGGTTATAAACATCGCAACTTGCCGCCCCTTGCTTGGGTCGTAGTACACCTTCTTAAACGCAGAACCTGCCAAGGGCAGCGACCACAGCATCTTCTCGTGCTCTGGGCGATACTCAACCATCACCTCGGTAAGCTGGTAGTTCATGTCCTCGCGCACGCGGGCGGCGGACTCTTCCTTCTTAATGTCTGTCTCGCCAACAATCTGGGTTTTGACCGGCCCCATAGCGGGGAAAGTCTCCATCATTGCCTCAGACTGGAAGCGCACAACTGACTCAGTAAGCATCGGGTGGAACACACCACACGCGCCTTGCCACGGCTCGGTACGTTCTTCGTACTGCAAGCCCAGTAATTTCAGACCATCAATATAGGTTTTAATCCAGTCCTTGCGATCCATGATGTCTTTGTTAAAGTCATCAATCAGGTCGTTACCTAGGGCATCTAGGTCACTGTCGTCCATGTAATCAGCAAGGTTGGCATCAAAGTCCTTACTGGTTTCTTTGTGCGGCTCAAGGTCAATATCAACGTCACCCATGTGAATACTCATCGCCTCAGGGTCTTCAACTTCAATCTCAATATCAGGCTGGGCCCCCAAATCTGATAGCCCCATAGGGGCTTGGTAGAGTGCTTTATCCATTGAACTTGTAGCCATGATGCATCCTTAAACTGTGTAATACCGCTCGTTGCGGTTGCCTTTGAAATACCTAACGTCCTCGGGCTCATCACTAGGCAGGCGTAGGAACCCACCTTGTCTGAACCTCATTAGCGCTAAAGTGGTCGCGTCAACCAAGTCATCGTGCTGGCCTGACGGAAACTCTGCAATCTCATCTATTAACTCTTCTGCCCAACGTGTTTCAGGCACCCATACTTTACCCGACGCAATTATGTCTGATACTGCGTTGAGACGGGCAATCTTGTCTTGGCCCTTACCGGGCGTAAATCCCTGCACTGGTATGCCCATTGACCTAAGCTCCATAATTAACGGTGCACCGGTAGCTTTTTTCTCGATCAATACCCCATCTGGCTCAAACTCGTTGTACTCCGCTAGTACATCTCGCTTCAAATCAGTCCACTCCACTCGCTTGCGGTAGGTGTTAAGCAAGATGATATTGGGCATCCCGTGGTCTTCTTCGTAATTAAAGATGCCCCACGTAGTTCCCGCAGAATAGTCGGCCCGGTTGTTCTTTTCAAAGGCCGTATCCCACGTTTGTAGTATGTACTCGCATGGTGGTGGCCTTTCATGAGTCCAAATTTTCCACCAATCGCGTTTTATGATGGCGCTTTCGTTGCCTACCGGGTTTTGTTGGTACTGGGCCTGCCATTTCGAGTTAGGGAGCTCGGTTCGCAGTGCTTCTAGCTCTCCAATAGACCAAAATTGGGGCCAAAGTGGGTTTCCAGAGGGCAAAATAGCGGGAAATTCAATGACTTCCCACTCTTCACCGTTGCGTGCAGCCGCCGCTTTGATAACTTGACCGGTCAAGTCTCTCTGAGACCACCTAGTCATCACTACAACTATAGAGCCACCGGGCTGAAGACGCTGGCGGGGGCCAGATGTGTACCACTCGTACACCTTATCGTAGACTTCGGGGTTACTTGCTGCCATTGCAGCCTCTTGTTCGGAGTGTGGGTCGTCAATAATGAGCACATCAGCGCCTTTCCCGGTCACTGTACCGCCTACACCGATAGCGAAGTAGTCACCACCCTTGCTGGTGTTCCACCTACCAGCCGCTTTCGAGTCCGCTTGGAGTTGCAAACTAGGAAAAATCTCGTGGTAGACCTCAGAGTCAACCAAGTTACGCACTTTCCTACCAAAACCCACAGCTAGTTCGCCTGTATTAGACGCTTGAATTACTTTTTTATGAGGAAACCTACCCAAAAACCAAGCAGGAAGTAGATAAGAAGCAAACTCGGACTTAGTATGTCGAGGAGGCATGTTGATGATGAGTCTTTTGCACGTTCCATTGGCTACCCTTTCAAACGCATCCGCCATCCGCTTGTGGTGCGCACCAGAGATGAAGGTGGGCCAGACTCGTTCGACGAACTTAATGAATTTGGTTTGGCAGAGTTCACGGTCTTTTAGCTTCTCTAGTTTGCTTAGCTGTGCCTCAAGCACGCGCAGGTCAGAATCTGTCAGTTTTCCCGACGCTATCAATGCTTCGATATCCTTAAGGGTAATGTCACCCATTATTCTGTACCGCCGTTTTCCGGTTTTGGTTCGGAGGTTTCAGTACTTATTGCCGCTTTTTCTTTACCGTCAACTGGGCCTAGCTGCGCATCCAGATCATCTAGCGGTGTGATATCTGTTACGTCTGCATTAAGCAAACGCTTAACCCGCTCTTTAATAGAGTTCTCTAGGGCAGAGGAAGTTGTGTGGTGGATGGTTATCTCGCTGCGCTCTGTAAAGAGGCCGATATCCGAGTGCTTACCTAGTAGCTCTAGTGCTTTGAGTTCTACCTTGGGATCACCGTTGTTGGCAAGTTCTACCAGCCGGTTGGTGATGAAGTTGCGGGCTTGAAGTTGGTCTGCAAACGTGTTGAAGTCGAACGTCTTGACTAGAGAAGATATCGCTTGCGCCTGCGCAGATACCGCAATGGTCTTTGGCTCAGCTGGCTTGTTTTCACCGAGTATTAATTTACTGGCAGCATTCAAGTCCTCTTCACTGAAGTCTATGCTGGGCCCAAGCTGGCTAATAAGGTCTGCTGTATTAGCGGCAATAGCGATGCTATCCGCATGAGTCTTGGGTTCCTCATCGGACAGATCAAACGGAATTGGGTGTTCCGTAGTAGCGTGAAGTTCAATCATAGGCACCGAGTAAACGGGGAGATGCGCAAATGTAACAGAAAAATATATGGGGGTGGGGGGTCAAGCGTTACAAAACATGACGGGG